GATTGGTGGGAGTAAAGGTAAGAAGTCTAAGAAAGGTTTCTTCTCTAAAATCTTTGGTTCTAAGTAATGGCTAAGACTCCAGCTTGGCAACGCAAAGCAGGCAAGAATCCTAAGGGAGGCTTAAACGCTAAAGGAAGAAAGAGCTACAAGGGTGGTACTTTAAAAGCTCCAGTTAAGTCTGGAGATAACCCAAGAAGAGCTAGTTTCCTTGCAAGAATGGGTGGTATGCCCGGGCCAGAAAAGAAAAATGGTAAGCCTACTAGGTTGCTACTTTCTTTAAGAGCTTGGGGTGCTAGTTCTAAAGCAGATGCCAAGAAGAAAGCTGCCGGCATTAGCAAAAGAAACAAAGCTAAGAAAGGAAAGAAGAAATGAATAAGAAGGTTAAAGCTCCTGCTGGTTATCATTGGATGAAATCTGGTAGTAGTTATAAGTTAATGAAGCATAGTGGTAAGTTTAAAGCTCACAAAGGTGCAAGCGTAATGGCTGATTTTAAAGTTCAGATGAAACATGCATCTCCTAAAAAAAAGAGAGGTAAGTAATGCCAAAGAAAAAGAAAGGCTTATACGCCAACATACACGCTAAGAAAAAAAGAATTAAGGCTGGTAGTGGCGAAAAGATGAGAAAGAAAGGAGCTAAAGGAGCACCAACAGCTAAGAACTTTAAACAAGCAGCTAAGACCGCTAAGAAAAGAAAGAAGAAATAATGCCTAGATTCGGTAAGACAAGCAAAGCAAGACTTAAGGGTGTAGACTCTAGGTTAGTCAATGTTCTTAATGAGCTTATTAAGATAATGGATGTTACCATTATTGAAGGATTGCGTAGTGAAGAACGACAGAAAGAGCTGTTGGCTAAGGGAGCTACTAAGGTTAAATACTCAAAGCATATGGAAGGTAAAGCTGTGGATTTAGCTCCCTACCCAATAGATTGGAAAAACAGAGATGGGTTTCATTATATGGGTGGCATGATTAGAGGTATTGCAAAACAACTAGGTCTTAAAGTAAGATGGGGAGGAGATTGGGATTCTGATGGAGATGTTAAAGACAATGGCTTTGACGATTTAGTTCACATAGAGATAAGAGACTAATGCCTAAAAAATTCTTAAATATTGATGACTTTAGTAAAGGAATTAATAATGTCAAAAACAGAAGAGACTTAAGAGTTGGAGAGGCTTCTGCATTAACTAATTTTGATATTGGCAATAGGGGAGAGTTAAAACCATTAGGTTACTTTCATGAAGCAACTAATGCATCTGCAGTAGCTGTTGGTGGAACTAATGTAGATGTTGTTACAGCCTCAGTTAATCCCGGATATGGATTGCATTATTTTGAATATGATACAGAAACTGGTACTGCTGGTTTTTCTATAGCCGGAACAGATGTTAGCGGTGACATTACAATAGGAGCTGGGGGTGTTAGCTTAGGAGCTTCTGATGGTACTGACAGTAATTACCTCATAGGTTTTATATCTTCTGAATTTACACAGACTGTTAATATCACTAGTGGAGATGCCACAGTTACTCATACAGCAAATTCTAGAATTGTAAGAGGGTTGCCAGTATCGGGTACTGGTATACCAAGTGGTGCAACTATAGCCAGCGTTACCAATACAACTACATTTGAATTAAGTGCAAATGCAACTGCTAGCTCTAGCCCTATTTGCACATTTACAGATACGCAACCAGTAACTCAATTAAACGTAGAAAATTCAAATTGGATTGCTATAAGTGCAGCTACTGATTTTTTAACAAATTCCTCAAATAGTTTTTTAAAAAGTATTACCAATTCTGATTTTCCTGTAAAGGTTGTAATAACAGGAACTGCTCTTAACAATGGAACTTATAATATAATTTCAGTTCATGGCGGTGGTTATTCGGGAAGTGGAGTTGCTGATTTTATTGGAAATTATGGGGCTAATCATTCAATTAAAGCCAAATCTACTCTTTCATCTTTTCCTTTAGTAATGCAAATTTCAGAAGAATTAACTCACGAAACTATATCTGCTGGAACTACAGTTAACTTTAAAAGGTCTGGTGGCTATACTCCAGATGTTGCATTGTTATTAGGTAATACAGATGATAGTAAAGTTGATGTTTTTCACGCAACAACCGATACTTGGGCTACTGATGTAATTGATTTAGAATCTATAGTAAATTCTGGTTCTTATCCAGAGTGGGTATTCTATTCTGCTAACTCAGCCGTTAGAATTGCAGACGCGAACAAACTTAATATATCTATTCCTAAATGGTATGGATATATAAAAAGAGACCAATTTACTGCAAAAATATCAAACAAATCATCTGGAACAGTATACGCATTTGTATCTAGGTCTATTCCCTCTGGTTTATACGTTGAAACTAATAATTTAGAAGCTCCATCTTCTGGAGATTTTATAGCTGCTGGTTCTGTAAACGGAACAAATGAATATAATATGACCGCTGGAAAGGGCTGGTCTGTATCTGTTACTGAATCTACCGATGAGGGAACTTGGGAAGCTTTAACTTATGAGTTTGCAACTACTTTTATATATGATGGAAACCAAGAATCGTTAATAAATGAGTTGTCTACTACGTTTACAGCAACAGGATTAAAAAAGTTTCTTATTAATGTGTACGCTTATTACGATAAAGACACAGAAGCTTTTTATGCCAATAGAATTTCTGGGGGTAGGGTTTATATTAGGGAAAGTGGAACAAGCGATGATTGGACTTTGTTAGCAGACATTGATATTAGAAGAGGGGTAAGAACTTCTTTGCTTGGAGCACATGATAGATGGGTATTAGATGGAGCTACTGGAGCTAAAAATCTTTCGGCTCAAAAATTTAGAGTAACTATTCCTACGAATACTACTACTGGAAACAGAGCTTCTCAATACTGGATGCTTTCAAAAACAGAACCTAGTTTAGAAACGTATACAGCATTAAACGGATTTGACCAGTCTGCTACACAACTTTCATTTGGAATAGAGGGTTCTAGCTACTCAACCGCAATTGTTGCAAACAGAAGAGCATTTGTAGCTAATGTTAAATATAATTCTGGGGATACTGGAGGGTTTGCTCCTTCTGGGCCGGGTGCAGATGCAGGATACGGAAGATTTGCTTCTGAGTTTGTTAATTATGGCGATAGGATTATGTTTAGTGAAATAGGAAGGTATGATACTTTTCCTAATTTTAATTATATTGAAGCGTCAAAAGGAGATTCTGAAAGCTATATAAGATTAGAAAGTTTTGCAGATAGGTTATTAGCATTTAAACAAAGGACAATGCAAGTTATTAATATATCATCATCGTCTCCAAACAATTGGTTTGTTGAAGATACTGTATACTCAGCAGGAGTTTTATACCCTTATTCAGTTGCAAAAGGAACAAGAGGAATAATCTGGGCAAATACTAATGGTGTTTATATTTATAATGGAAATTCAGTTGCTATGGTTAGTGAAGGAAAAATAAGTGACTCTGATTGGCTTACTTTTTCAAATGGAAAGCAATTGTCTGTTGGTTATATAGGGAGTTCAGACCAAGCGTTAATTATACAAGATGTAGACAGTACGCAAGAAGCTTATTTGTATGATATAAGAGCAAATGCTTTTACTTTTGCAGACAACATAGACCCAAATTCAGCCACATTAACAGAGCCTCCGTTTACTAATTTTGTAAATGATAGTTCTGGAAATCTTATTATGGGGTATGATGTTGAAGGCACTTCACTAGGTTCTACAGGAGCTAACGATGTTCATTTTACTAGGTGGGTTAATGATGTAGGAACACATAAAGTATATTTATTAGAAACTCCAGATTTTGATTTAGGTAGTCCAGCATTGATAAAAAAGTTTTATAAAATATATATTACCTATCAACATACAGATTCTAATGCAATACCAGCTACGAGAGTATTTTATCAAATTAATCAAAATGGAAACTGGTTGGCTATGGATGTGTCTAATTCAACAACAAATGGATTTCCGCAAAAAAATGGAGTGTACGGATTAAGTGTTTTTGCTCCTTCAAGTATAGTGTCATTTCAAAGTATAGCTTTTAAATTAGACTTTAGTTTAAGTAATGCAACTAAATTTTATGTTAACGATATTCAAATTGAATACAGAGTAATAAATAAAAGAGGCGGTTGATGAGTAGAGAGATAAGAAATTTAGTCAACTCATCTAACCAAGAAGCAAGTCTTGAAGTTGGAGTAGGGCGTGTTTTACCAGAAGGCGGTAGTTCAGTTAATTTAGAAGAAGGAAGGCTTGTAGTTAAAAGAAAATATAACAACCTTATATACAAATCTTTTATGTCTCGTGATGGCAATGAAATTGTTGATAAAAACCTTGACGTTGGTGGAAGGGTAAAGTCAAAAATAACAGCAGAAGATTTAATATTTAAACAAGGCCCTAATTTAGAAATATCTAGTGGAGCTATTACTGTAACTCATTCTTTACATGAAGTAGATGTTCAAGGAGCTAGTGGAAATGACGACCTAGATACTATTAATGGTGGAGTTTCTGGTCAAATTTTAATATTAAGAGCTGTTAATGGAGCTAGAACAGTAACTATTAAGGACAATGAAGATAATATATTTTTGCCCGGTGGTAGTGACTTTGCTTTAGATACGGCTACAGATGTGGCTGTGCTATTAAAAAATGGTTCAGATTGGTATGTTATTGTTACAGCGAGTATATAAATTTAAAGGATATAATTATGTCGTACGATAAAGGTAAAACAATAAAAGAATATATGCAAGGTGGCTATGCCCAACCTATGGAGTATCAAACTGGTGGTTATATCCCCGGAGTATCTAGTGCTTTATATAGAACTGGTCTTGATAGAAGAACAGCGATAGCACAAGATGAACAAAGAGAACAGGCTAAGGCCTTAGAAAAACAAGGTAAAAGAAGAGGTTTGTTTACTTCATTAGGAAAGCTAGGTGGCACAATTGCAGGTGGTGCTCTTGCAACTGCTCTTGCACCAGTTACTGGAGGTGCATCACTATTAGCTGGAGCTGCATTAGCTAAAGGGCTAGGTTCTGCTGGTGGTTCTTTTTTAGGAGAGAAATTAGCAGGAGTAACAGCAAGTGATGATTTTAGAAGAGTGGGTCAAGAATCTTCTACTGGTTTATTAGATACTGGATTTGAAGAGCTAGGAGATATAAGAAAAGAATATGGAGAAGGAGCTTTGGGCCGGTCTTTAGCAACGGGTTTAAGAACTGGATTAAGTGCTGGTGGAGCAGATTATTTAATGAATTTAGGTAAGGGTAAAGATGTTTTAGAAGCTGCTGAGGGAGTAGGTGGACAGTCTCTTGGTCAAACGCAAGGATTAGGGTTAAATGTTGAAGCGCCTTCAATGACTAATTTTGACTTAGGTCGTTTTTATGGCAATGTACCATCTCCTGTGTCTGAGGCATTAAGTTCTGGTAGTAACACAAGTAGTGGGTTAATAAACCAAGGAACTAATTTAGCTAGTTCAATAGGCGATATGGACTTTAATGTTGACCAGTTATTTCAAGAAGCTTATGGAACGCCTACTTTTGGCATGAACCAAGGTGGCAAAGTCTACGGATATGAAGATGGTGGAGTTATAGAAATGCTACAAGGTATAGCCAATAAAGCTAGCTTT